CCGAAGGTTTAACACAGCTGATAGCGGTAGCAACAGGGATACCAAGACGTTCAGCCCATTCAGCATTAGTAGTAACAGCAATTTGTTTAAGGTGTGTAAGAGTATTCTCCAATCCTTTGTTCTTCAGAGTCATCAGTGGGTTATCCATGATGCCTGTTAGAGATACGCCCAACAACCTTTCTTCTTCAGTGTTCTTCTGCCAGATCTTACGTAGGTATGGGAACTTAGTGAAGCTGGACTGTACCGTACCTAAGATAGTAGCTAATCTTACCTTCTCTGAAAGAGATTGTAGATCATCTGTTGCACGTACAACTACCTCTGTTAGATTGCAAAACTGATTTGGGCGTAAAATTATTTCGCTGCACGGATTAGTTCCGAACTCATAGTCTGCATCCCGTCTACCATTCTTAGCAGCCTGTACCTTAGATGCTTGTCTATTGAATACACCACGCTCACCTGAGCCTGACTCAACCAGTGCCATCCACTCACGCATGAAGGACAAGCTATCAGGCTTCTCAGTGTAAGACACAGAGTTGTTAGCCAATGCTCGTTGAGGATTGTTCTCCCACCACGTACCTGTCTTAGCGTGACGCATACGATCATCACTAAGATTACTCAATGAAATCATAGCGCTACGACGAACCCCACCAACAACCACTACCTCACCGATCTTACACATGATGTCGTGGCACTCAAGGCTGTTAAGCTTACGGCCCTGAGCTTCCTTAAATGTACGGATTACAAAGGTGAACAGATCAATCAATGGCGCTGGGCCTGAGGCTCTACCGCCAAACGTCTTAAGCCTAGCACCAGAGGGGCGTACCCTAGAGGTGTCCCACTTAGGAATCTCACCACTATACAGGAGTGCAATCACTTGACGCAACGACTTAGCCCACCCCTCCTTACTGTCCTTGACGACAACAGTAGTCTCGCTCTCAAAGAGAGTAGGCACTTCTGGGAGCTTAGTGATGAACTGGCGCTCAACGGAGAACCCAACACCAGTACCACAGAGAAGAATGAACATAGCCTCATCGAAGGACTTAAGGTCATCTACGGGTAGGTAACTACAGTTGTAGCCTGCTGTGTTATCACGCTCAAGGGCTTGGCCTGCTGTCATCAAAGCTCTCATTGATGGCATGACTGACAGGTCTAGGACAGCAAGGCGCAACTGGTCTGCAGTAGCAGTGTTTACTTTCTTACCTACTATCTGCTCAATGTATCGGTCTACCGTCTCAGACCACGTCTCACGGCGTCCAACGTCATCTAACCAACGTGCATAGCGTGACGTGTGGATGAAGGCTTGGTAGTCTGTGGGTAGTAAGTTATCTCTTGCCATTAGCGATTATCTCCTGACCCTTTTAGGGTTCCATTCTGTTTACGGTTATATAGTTTTTCTAGGTTAGACTTAGCAAGATCGCCCATGTCTATATTAAGGTCACGGCACATTGCAGCTATGTACCACAGGCAATCGCCTAGCTCCGATGATATTCCAGACCTATCCATCTTACCATCACGTATAATCTTCTTAACCTTGTTGGCTACCTCCCCCGCCTCGCCAGCTAAGCCCAGCGCAGGGTAAGTGATAGCATGTTCTATAGGGTAGATGGCTGTACCTGAAGCCGCCTTCTGGTAGGAGCTAAGCGTCATGTCCTTGTACAGGGTACTGTCTTTGTAGTAGCCCCATGCTTCTAAGTCTGTCTCGTTAATCATACCCGCTCCTTCACTATTAAGTTATATACTTTTACATCGTCTACATCATAGAAAATATCTTTAATTAAGTCATAGACATCGTCTCTGTGTGCAGCATCTAGAGATGACAGGAAGTTTGCCTCCCTATCTACTCCTAATAAAAATGTTACACTGAACTTCTTATCCATCAAGTACCTACCTTAAGTTTAATACGCTTGATCTTGACTGCCTTACCCTTCTCTTTGAGCCAGTCAGGGGGGATAACCCTGTGTGAATATAGGAAATCATTCTTGTCACACCACATTGCGTATGTTGTTTTAGATCCCTTGTATAACTTTGCCTTAGCATTACTGAACACTAGCCTGATGTCTAACTCAGGGTGTTGACCCCTCACTGCTAGGTGTTTGCGCCTGTCTTCATTATCAAAGATACCCTTAGTCTCAACTATTATACCGTTATCCAGGATGAAGTCAGGAGTGTATGTTCTGTACCTGAGATCCTTCCACTCAATCTTTAGATCCTCATACCTAAGGTTCTTTTGATTTTGTTTCAAGTACTCAGCTACAACTCTCTCTAATCCGCTACGGTATCTATTGGCATTATGCTTCCTCATCACCAAGTTCATCTCCTATAAACACATAGTCTACAATAGGTTTCTCTTTAGCCGTAGACACACGTGAAGGTAGTGTCTGTAGATCAGGCCAGCACTTGTTCTTGAAGGCACAGAACCCACAAGACACACCAAGCTTTAGGTTACCTGATGCTTTCTTTCTGTACGTCTCAGGTATAGGTTCAAAGCAACGCTCAAAGGGTTTGTCCTCCTTGATGTAAGCAACAGTGTCTTCAATCTTCTGCATCTCATGGTCAACATCTACTGATGATGCATCTACATACTTGAAGTGACCATTAGCTTTATTGATTACCCACCATCCTCCTACGCCTTTGTTAGCAGCAGTAGCGTAACCTACCAGCTGGCTCACATAACCAAAGGGATCACCCTTAGCTAAAGTTTCAAAGTCAACAAACTTATTAGTGTATGACCAAGGCGAAGCTGACTTAACATCGTCAACCTTATCATCCATAATCATATCGAACTCACCATTGATGGGTGTACCATCAGATAGATTGAGTACAACTTTCTCACTGTCAGTAAACTCTACAGCAGCAGCCCTGAGTAACCCCTTGAATACAGCCTCTACAATATCTCCTAAGATCATGTTCATTAGGAAGTGCGGAGGGAAAGGTATCTTATCTTTAGGGTCATTCTTTTCAAACCAGAGTTGGCACTTAGGGCGTCCAAGGTTAGACATCCTAAGCCGAAACTCATCACGTGGGCCACCGCTGAACTGCTTACGTACAGCATCCGCTACCTCAGTACCTACCTGTGAGATTACAGCTTCATCTACTGTAGACTTACCTGCAAGTGCATCCTGTAGGAATACGTGTAGTGCTAGTTCAGCGGTGTGATTCATTATACTTCTACCTCTATGTCTACAATGCCATTGATGATTGACTCAGCACTAGAGGACATACCAGAACTACCACTCTTCTCATTGTGAGTGTCGTTAATGTAGTTGTTCATGCCACTAATCCAATCCATGAAGCCATCAAGGACATCCTTGTCAGAGTCAGAGATGTCTACCTTATCACCTAGGTTGATGTCGAAGGTAGCATACTCACTACCATTAGGCATCTCATGCATCTCTGCACCCATGCTAAGGTAGTACTGAAGGGGTAGTGCATTCTTACGAGTGATGGACTTCATAATGTCATCAATAGCAGTGATAGAACCACGGCTCTTTACGTCCATTACAAACGGTATCTCCTGCGTAGTAAGGGATGTATCACTAAGAGCAACACCCTGTTCGTCAGTAGCCCCCTGCATTACGACAGTACCGAATATAACTTTGGTACGCTTAGTGTTACGCATCAAGTCCTGAGTACCCTTAGGTAAAGACTTAAAGTCCTCAACGTAACCAGAGGGACGCCCTGCGTTGAAGCCGCCAGTGTTATCCTTAAGGTCACCGTTCAGGCTGTTAACCAGTACAGTCTTAACCATAAAGTTTTCGTCAGAGTCCCACCGTGTCCACTGCATACGCTGTGCGTAGATACGGATCTTAGGTGTAATAGAATAGGCTACCTTATCATCTGACTGTAGTAGTTTGTAAGCCCCAGCAGGTACTACATCAGCCCTGATAGTCTTACCGTTGATCTCCATGTCACCCTTTAGTGGGTTATGGATCTGACTAAACCGTGCAAGCATTGAGCGCTTACCGCTGGAACTCTGAGCAAGTCCCATCATCTCAGCTAGAGAACGTCCGTCAGTTGTTAGTGTTACTTCTGTGTTAGTCATTGTACAAGAACCTTTCTATGTACGGGTTAAAGAGGCTTAGTTATAGCATTATACGTCCACACTGTCAAGCCAATTCGAGCCTATCTTGGCCTCTAATAACAGTGGTACATTCATTTCTACATCATAGGCTTCTGCTATAATGCGGTTAAGATCTTCATTCATACTGTGTATGATAGCGATTACATTTTCCTTCTCCTCTGGGTGTATGTCTATGACAGCAGAGTCGTGTACAGTATTAACTAAGCATGACCTTAAAGGCTTAAGCCTCTCATCTAACTCCATCAGTACCACGGGTACTACATCACCTGTAGCAAACCCCTGCACTGGATAGTTCTTGATGTTAGTCATGTGACTTACACTTCCATTCTCCCTGCGGTGTACGTCTGGGAATGCGTACTGTCTACCACTTACGTTAGTGATCTTAAGTAGACTTAGTGCTTCCTTACCTAACTTCTTGTGCCACTTAGCTACGTCCTTATACTTCTCATTGAAGTGTGAGTAGTAAGCGGATACGGCCTTGCTTCTACCATAACCAGTAGCTCCAAAGAGCGGGGCGAAGGTGTGTTCCTTGGCCTCTTGGCGTGTGGTAGGTTCCCCTGCATCAGAGATAACCTGTGCGGTGTAGCTATGTACATCAAATCCTGTAGCAATCTCCTCCATAGCTGTCTCATCCTGTGCTAGAAACGCTGCTGTTCTAAATTCTAATTGAGCAAAGTCGGCCTCCATGACGAAGCCCCCGTCCCAGCGGGATATGAACACCCGCTTAACAGGGAAGGTGTTACCCCGTGGCATGTTCTGCATGTTAGGGTTACGCCCACTGAACCGTCCAGTAGTTGTAGTAGTTTGCGATAGGTCTACATGAAGTAAGCCATCTGGTTTAGTGAACAAGTCTATGCCATCAACAAAGTTTGATAGGTAACTAGACACAGCGTTGAGCCTACGGTAGTCGGTAAGGAACTCTACTGCATCATACATAGCCTTAGTCTTTGAAGTAGCAATCAGTATCTCTAGGTTACCCTTTGATGTAGAGAAACCATTAGCGCTTACCCAATCCTTATTAGGTGCAGAGAAGCTAAGCCCTGCTATCTGATTCAATTGCTTTAAGCGGTAGCCCCTAGCTTCACAATCCTTACACTTGTTAGGCCTAGCATATTTAGTACCATCCTTCTTGATGCGATATGTATTGCCTGTACCCGCACAAGTATCACAGGTGTAGGCTTGTGTCTTGTAGATACGATCTGTGTTCTCCGTAACGGTAGTCTTGTACTCCTTTATGGTGTCAACGTGATCAAAGAGTTCCACCCACTCCTTCTTAGTCTTAGGCTTCTTACTATAGATGACGTTAGACATTTGCTCTGGTGAGTTAATGTTGATAGGCGTGTCACCCATAAGCTTACGTACATGCATGTTAAGACGTGTCTCAAGTACTACCTTCTCAGTCTCAAACTCTTTACGTACACCATCCAGTGCAGCACGATCTACCTTGAAGCCCCGCTGGTACATCTTACACAGGGTCACAGTAACCTTCATGCTTACATCACGTACCTTTAACATAGACTGACTCTCAGGCTTAGAGAAGTCTTCCTCCTGAGCAAGGAACAACTCACGTGTTACATGTAAGTCACCCTTTAGGTATTCCTGTAGCTCAGCTAGAGGTATCTCATCTGTGTTGTACCCTTTCTTGTAGTACTCCTTGAGCACATCTAGCTTACGTGATGGTAGCTCACGTACCTCAGCGCAGTACCCTAAGCCAAGTCCCCGCTTAACACCACGAAGTAACAGGTACTCACCTATCAGTGTGTCATACACCTCACCATCGTAAGTAAAGCCTGACTCCCATAGCCAAGGCAAGTCATGTCGTGCGTTGTGTACAATCAAAAGAGTTGTCTCATCCAGTACAGCCTGTAGTATAAACGCAGCAACGCCACCAGTATCCTTACTCTCCTTGTGATCGAAGGTAAGAATGTGCTCCTCATTTGTCTTGTCTACATTGAGAGTACCCACTTGAACTAAGAAATTTCCTGGCTCCCAAGGGTCTAACAAGTTCTTACCCCCTCGCTTAGTAGTGTTGTTCTCTACATCTAATACTGTTCTCATCGTCTCTCCTAAGCTGTGTACTGTGCTATGTCGCCATCCAGTTCACACGTAATACGTCCATGCCATCCGCCATCTAGTTTGTTCTTAGCGATAGTCAAGTAGCGTGTCAAGTCTTCTTCTTCATCTACGCCCTCGACTTGGCGGTTCTTAGAGATCAACACCATCAGGTCTGCCTCAGCTGCCTTACCTGTCTTACTACCCTCCATCATAGACATGTTAGGTTGCACTACACCCTCAGCATCTGCACTAAGTTGTGACATCCATATCACTGCACAGTTGTAGATCTTAGCGATGTTACGTGCGTGGATAGCTGCCTTCTTTAGGTACACGTCTGACTTGTCACTGTCCTGTGTAGCAAACTTATCACCCATATCCAACACTACAATGTCAGGCTTCTGGCTCTTAACTACAGCCTCAACCCACGACATGTCTTTACCTGTGCTGTCCTTGAGTTGGATCTGCTGCTTGACCTTAGTGTAACGTGATAGAGCTAACGCTTTGTTCTCTGTGATCTGCTTGATGTTCATACCTGAGGATGCTTGAACGTAACGTGCAGCTACACGTACAGCTTTCTCCTCATTGGTCAGGATCAAACACTTAGCACCCTGATGAGCGAACCCATTAGGTGATGCAATAAGTGAAGCATGGAAAGTAGTCTTCCCTGCGTTAGGACGTGCGCCCACCATAACTAAGTGACCACCACTAATACCCTCTACTCGTTCACGTAAGCTGGGTATGTTCATCTTCCACTGTGTCTCTGTTTGAATACCCTCAAGGATAGTGTCTAACTCAATGTCCTCAAACTGAATGTTAAG